GGCTCGGTCAGTTCCCATTACCAAATAAGCGCGCAAAATTGCTTAAGACCATCGTCGGCATAAAGCCCGTCATTTATCTGTCCGGCACACCGACACCCGAATCGTGGTCACAGATATATCATCAGTTTTGGATATCGTCCGATAACCCGTTCCCGGAGACGAATTTCTACCGCTGGGCAAAGAATTACGTCGATGTCACTAAAAAGTACCTTTACAACAAAGAGGTCAATGATTACACTCATGCGCGGAACGAGGACATAAAAGCCGTTTGTGGACACTTGTTCATATCATTCACGCAGGAGGAGGCGGGGTTTGAGCAGGTCGTGGAGGAGGAAGTGCTGACGGTTGAGATGGGTTCCCAGACGTATGAGATTGCCAAACGCCTAAAGTATGACAGCGTGTGTGTCGGTAAGAAAGGCACGGTCATTGCGGACACGGCTGTCAAGCTCATGGGAAAGCTTCATCAGGTATATAGTGGCACAGTGATACTGGACGAGCCGGAAAGAAAAGGAATATACTTTGATACGACCAAAGCAAAGTACATTCAGCAGAAGTTTGCCGGTCAAAAGATCGCCATATTTTACAAGTTTATTGCCGAGCGGGAGATGCTGGTCAATGTTTTCGGCGATCGGATTGTGAACACGCCGGAGGAGTTTAACGCTACGGGCCCGGATCGAATCTACATCAGTCAAATACAAAGCGGGCGCGAGGGCATAAATTTGAGCGCAGCCGACGCCCTGGTTATGATGAACATCGACTTTTCGGCGGTAAGTTACTGGCAGGCACGGGCGCGGATGCAGTCAAAGGATAGAGACCGGCCGGCAAAGGTGTACTGGATTTTTGCGGCCGGGGGCATCGAGGAAAAAATATACCTTCGGGTACTAAAAAAGAAAGATTACACGTTAGAGCATTTTAAAAGAGACCTTGACAGCGAAACCATAAACCATTTTTAACATGATTGTAATTTTAACAGACGCACCGAACAGTTTCAACCCGCTTGACCTATTTATCATAGCGGCAATCCTTATCATTTCATTATCCATTAAGACCTGGATAAAAAGGGCAAAAAACAAACGTAACCGCAAAAATCAACAATTATGAAAAAGTACATCATTTGTCTATTTATCGCATTTAGCCTGATACAACCGGCAGCAGCATGCAGCATGTGCCAGAAAGTGGAGAACGCCTGGGATACTTTCTGGACATGGCTCGAGAAGAAAGCCTGCGAATCAGCGCAGTTTCATTACAAAAGGATAAGCGGTCAGAATGGGGTATGTGAGCATGGGGGGAAACACCAAAACAAATAACATGATTTACAGAGATCATTTTCAAAATTACAAAGGTTATCAAATACCAAAAGCGCAATTAATTATTGCTGATATTCCTTATAATCTTGGCAATAATGCATATGCTTCGAATCCGGCATGGTATAAAGATGGAGATAATGCAAATGGAGAAAGCGAATTAGCGGGCAAAAATTTTTTTGATACTGATGAAGATTTTAGACCGGCTGAATTTATGCATTTTTGTAGCACGATGTTAAAAAATGAACCAAAACAATCAAAAAATGAAACAGGCCAAAAAAATAAAAGTAATGCACCATGCATGATAGTTTTTTGTGCTTATGATCAGCAAATGTATTTGATAGAATTGGCTAAACGATACGGCTTAAATAATTATATAAATTTAGTTTTTAGAAAAAATTTTTCCGCACAAGTATTAAAAGCTAACATGAAAATCGTTGGAAATTGCGAATATGGCTTAATATTATATCGTGATAAACTTCCAAAGTTTAATAATGAAGGGAAAATGATTTTTAATTGCATGGATTGGCCGCGTGATAATGAAAATGAAAAATTACATCCAACACAGAAACCAGTTGAATTATTGAAAAATTTAATAAAAATATTTACAGATGAAGGAGATGTTGTAATTGATCCAGTGGCCGGTAGTGGTTCTACTTTAATAGCAGCCACAAGATTAAACAGAAAATCTTATGGATTTGAAATAAAAAAAGAATTTTATACAAAAGCAAAAGCATGGCTTGAATCTGAACAATTAATAAAAAAAGAAATAGCAGAATTAGGATTTGCAAAAACCAAGATTAATAAAATCATGCCGACATTATTTTAAATGCCGAAGATTATTATATTGAAACATACAAACAAGCAGATTAGTGGTTGGTTGGTAATATGCACCCGGTGCGTTTCTACGCTGCTGGGGTTATTTGTCGGGGTGGCGGAATGGTAGACGCCCTTAGGACAGTTAACGGAGAGTGGGTAAGCAACTCGCGACAATGCCCCCAATACAGGTTCGATTCCTGTCCCCGACACTGTTTTTTGCATAATTGGGTTTATTACGGACGGGGGTTTCTACCCCTGTCCTTTTAATTGACTTTACATTTTTCTATGCTCGAATCGAAAATCCAGCGCGGCATCATTAACCTGCTCGAGGCGGATGGGTGGTATGTCATCAAGCTCATGCAGACCAACAAGAACGGCATCCCTGACCTCATCTGCCACAGGGCAGGGCGCACCATATACATCGAAATAAAACGCCCAGGAGAGAAGCCCAGGCCCTTGCAGCTCGTCCGTCACGCACAGCTTGCAGCGGCGGGCATACAAACTTACGTCATGACCAAAATAGATATAAATGGAATCAGAGAAAATTCAGCGTCTCCTGCGCATGCACAACAAGCTATTAGCTGGGATCATTTGGACTGACAAGGAATGTTTGACAGCTGGGCACATTGCCGGATATATTGAGGCACTTGCGGCGCAGCTCGGTGAAAAAGTGGAGGGGTATCGCGTTTTTGATACGATGGTCAGGGATGGGATCATCAAAGAATGTCAGACCCGCTCAGACGAAAAGCATTACGTCCACAATCTCCCGCAGACGATTATCAGTAACTTCCCAAAAAAATAAGGACCATGATCGACCACATTTTAGAACTGCAGGATGCAGACATCAAAGTCATGCCCGTCAAGTCCGTCGGCACGGACATTTACCACATTCATGAATACCGCTCGAAGTTTGCGACAGGGTTGTCGGAGGAGGAGCACAGGGCATGGATAGCAAAGGGTTACAACGGGCTGGCTGTCATCATGGGCGAGGCGAACCCGACACTTTTGGCACTGGACTTTGACGAAAAGCATAACGGCGGCGTCCCGCTGTTTGACCGGTGGCGGAAACTTATCAGCCCGGAGCTTTACGCGCGACTGGTCATTGAACGCACCCGCTCGGGTGGGTATCATGTCTATTTCTTTTGTCCTACAAAGCCCAAAATTCACGCCATTGCTGCCAATGAGCAGGGGCGCGAGCTCGTGGCATTACGTGGCAATTTTAATGGCATCACATACTGCGCGCCGACGAATGGCTACACGTTCATTCAAAAGTCGCTGACGGAGGTCGAGACGCTTGAGTTTGAGGAGGTCATGCAGCTGATTGAAGCAGCTTACACGCTGAATAGTTTCACGGGGAACACGATCACACAGTCCGGCGGGTTAAAGAAGTATAGCGCGTCCAGGTATCCGTCGCCGCCGGTGAAATATGAGGCGGTCCTAAAAAAGTTTGACGCCGAGATTGAGGAGATGTTCATCCCGGAGCTGCTTGTTTCAATAGGGTGGTCCTATAATCAAAAGACCATCGACAGGCCCAGAGAGGGGCGCGGCGATCATGGTAAATTCATCGAGATGTTCCGACCCGGCAAGGCCGAGCACGAGAAGAAGATCCGCAGCGCGGCCTATTACTACGAAAAGAAACGCCTGTCCGTTTATACGGATGACCAGGGCGTTAAATTGCCATCCATCAACAACAGTGACGGGCTGGCGTCATGGTTGTCGCCGTACATGGTCCTGTATTACCTGAACGACAGGAACTGGGAGCTGACGTATCAAAAGGTCATTGAGGTATCAGCTGACTACAAGATCGATCTACCTGAACGCACGCCGATGGTCTATGCGACGCCGAACCGCGACGGAAGCCTGACGTATCGCCTGGAGATTATGGGGGTGCAGGAGTGGGCTATCAATGCAGGGTACAAGTGGTTCCGCCTGGCCGACGGGAATGACAGCCCTGTGAAGATTGTGAAGGTTGTGGATAATGTTATTTATGATGTCGAGGAGGCCGACGTTCATCGGGAGTACATGGAGGAGGTGCGCCGGTCGTATCCTGATGCGTCAGCTCAGCGGATCCTTGTCACGTTCATGCCCAGGATTATGTCCTACCTGACAGTGTTGCCGGTATTTGATGGCGAGATGCTGCGGGATAAGGATGACAGGTCTTACATGTTTTTTAACAACGGAATTGTAGAGATCACAAAAAGCCAGGTCAAACTGCACAGGTACCAGGACCTGCACGGCCACATATTTGCTTCGGACATTAAAGATATTGACTACAAAAAGACCTCCAGCCTGGGGGATTTTTCTGATTTTATCGACATTGTCAGCATCGACGAAAAGGCGACGGATTTTATTAAAAGCTGTCTCGGATACATCTTACATTCATACAAAAAGAAATCGTTTGCTAAGGCCCTAATGATTATCGAAGATGTCGAGGACCAGGAGGAAGCCAGAGGCCGTTCCGGCAAGGGGCTTATTGGGCAATTTGTCAAATACATGCGCAACACCGTCGAGCAAGACGGCAAAGTGTATAAGTCGGATAGCCAGTTCAAGATGCAGCGGGTGGGTGTTAAGACGGATATATTTTACATCAACGACCCGACCGCACAGATATTGATGCAGCAGTTTTACAACTTCATTACGGATGATTTCACCGTGGAGATGAAGGGAAAGACCTCGTTTGTGATACCTTACAAATTGTCGCCTAAACTGCTCATTACGACCAATTACTTGCCACCGCTGGAGAGCGACAGCGACAAGGACAGGTTCATTGTTATGGCCATAAAAAAGGTATTTAGCGCGACATATCGCTTTCAGGATGTATTCAAAGGGCCTGATTTTTTCAGCGATGAATGGCCGGAGAAGGAGAAGTTAGCCGTTTACAATTTTGCGATCGAGTGCATCCAGATGTACCTGCGTGATGGAATTATCAAGTATGAGAACATCGATATTAAGCAAAAAATGGAGCGCAGGCTGATATCAACGCTTGTTCCGGGCTATCTCATCGAGGTCATGGAGAACGCTTTTGAGTGCGCTGCGGGGTCCGTTAGCCACAGGATTTTTGAGGAAAAACTGGAGCCGTTCGGGGTTAAAATTGGCAGCGGTGAAACCCTTGTTTCGTGCTTTCAGCATACTGGGGACAGTATAAAAATATACTCGCAAAAGTTATGGGGGTATTGCCAAAAGGCATACTCGGCTAAAATATTGGACAAGTTTTTCGGCAGGAAATTGTCTTTTTTCCTGCAAAAATCAGGGTATAATTATATCAAAGAAAGAGACAAAAACGGGCGATTTTTTGAGGTAAAAATTGCTGCCATCAACGAGATAAATCAATGGTCGAAAAGGGAAAAAGTTAATGGCAGCGCGGAAAATTTAATGGCAGAATCAGGTTTAGGGGAACAACATATTAGTAATTTACCTAATGACTATCTCCCGTTTTGAAAAATCTGCCATTAATTTAATGGCAGCTGCCATTAAGAAATATTTTTTAATGGCGCTTGCAAGTAATTGAATTACAACAACTTACAAGGCATCTGCCATTAAAACCATTAAAATTCCTAAAAAATAATAAGTAAATAAAAAGTAAATAATATAGGTATATATATATAAGGGTTTGGACATTTAATGGTTTTAATGGCAGAACATCAAATTGATAAAAAAAATAAACATGTTACAGAACGAAAAAACAGTCGTCGAAATCGTCAGCGAGATGTGTCAGGTTGATGACATTTTTCACAAGTGCCGAAAGCGGGACAATGTGCTTGCCCGTCAGTTTGCCTGGAAGATCATGAGGGATTATTTTGGTTACACTTTGGTGCGTATTGCGGACCTGTTCACCAAAGATCACAGCACCATCATCAACGGGCTCGAAACAATCAACAACCTGATTGCCGTGAACGATAGCGTCACACTGATGCGCTGGCAGGACATCATGGGGGACGAACGGATGACCGTGATACTGGAGGAGACAGATAAGGTGGTTACTATGCTAGTGCCCGGGTATGTCGATAAGAGCGAGCTTGTCGAGCACATCAAAGCAGCCTATCCAAAAATCGAAATCCACTAATTAGCCACATTGTTGCTGCATGTAAACAATGTTGACTAATTTGGTCCGATATGGCTTATGACAGGGAGGAGATATATCAGCTTGCATTGCGCAAAATTGTAGAGGAGGAGTGCGTCACGGAATCAGAATTAAAACTGTGCTTGCCCATATGCCACCAGACCTGGTATGACTGGGGTTTCGATAAATCTGACGAGATAAAAAGGCTTATCCGTGAGGAAAAGGTCAAGATCAAGAAAAAAATGCGCCGCAACTGGCGCAATTCTGATAACCCGACCTTACAGATTGCCGAATTCAAACTGATCAGCGATGATGATGAGCTCGAGCGCCTGAATACCCAAAAAGTAAACCAAACAATCAACGTGCCCAAACCGGGCATTGCGTTATACATCGGCACAGATGCAGACGATCAAAGTGACGGCGACGAAGCCGATGGCCAGAACGGTTAAAGCTCTTTTAAATTCGGGTAAAAGGTACATCTGCCATGAGGGCGGCGCGCGAAGCGGCAAGACATTCGGCATTTTGCAGGCCCTGATATACTGGGCCGACAATAATCCGGGGACGAAAATTTCAGTCGTGTCTCATTCGCTCCCGCACCTGAAACGTGGCGCGTTTAGGGATTTCATGGAAATCATGAACGATTGGCAATGGTACAGCGAGGCGCAGCACAATAAAACGGACCAGGTGTACACATTCGAGAACCGCTCCTACATCGAGTTTGTGGGGCTGGAGGATCCGGGCAGGGCGAGAGGTCCGGCGCGGGACATTCTTTTTGTGAATGAGGCGAACCTGATAAGCAAGCCGCTCTTTGACCAGCTGGATATGCGGACGACGTTTAAGGTCATCACTGACCTGAACCCCGCTGATTTTGACTGCTACGCGTACCACATTGCGGACGGCGACAAGGCGGTCAAGGTGGTCAGCACATACAGGGATAACCCATTCCTGTCTGACATGCAGCGCGGCGTGATTGAAAGCTACCGCGACGCGGACCCGATGATGTGGAAGGTTTACGGCCTCGGCGAACGCGGAGCCAGCCAGGAGCAGATATACACGCACTGGCGGATATGCGAACAGATGCCGGAAGGCACTGAGACGTTTTACGGGCTGGATTTTGGATATCGTAACCCGACTGCTATCGTCAAGGTTAAACTTTACGATAATGCGCTTTATGTGAAGGAATTGCTTTACCAGTCTAACCTTACAACGAATGACCTTGCTGACCTTATGCCATCGCTTGGCATTGCGCCTGGAGATGAGATTTTTTGCGACGCAGCGGAACCGAAAAGTATTGAGGAGTTACACAGATGCGGGTGGAACGTGAAGCCTGCGGACAAAGATGTGTATGCAGGCATCATGAAGGTGAAAAGCCTCCCGCTGTTTGTTCACGGAAGTAGCGTAAATTTGATGCACGAGCTGAAAAGCTACAAATGGAAAACCGACAAAGACGGAACGGTCATCGATAAGGAACCAGTGAAGCTGAACGATCACATCGTGGATGCAATGCGTTACGCGGTGTTCACGAAATTAAAACAGCCAGCCCTGACATGGGGCGTCATGTAATGGCGATATTTGACCGGTTTATCGATAATTATCTTCGGCGAAAGGGTTTCAGCCCTAATCAGCCGAACCAGGTGATGCCCATCAACGCGTCCGCGGTCCTATCGCAATTCGACGCGCAGAAATATACGTCAGCGTACGATAACAACAGCGATGTCTATGCCATCGTTTCATTTCTTGCCCGTAAGGCAGCAAGCATTCCGTGGTACGTTTACCGCAAGAACGAAGGCCGAAAGGCTGCGCTATCGCTTGAGCGTTACAAGCAACTGACCAAAGGCGTCGGCCATCCTGGCGCACTGGAGCGCGCAATGATTGAGCGCAAAAACGCATACGACGAGAGCATGATCGCGGACAATTCAAAAGTCGCGGCATTGCTCAAGCGTCCGAACGGATATCAGGGACAGGATCAATTTTTTGAGCAACTTTTCGGGTTCCGGTTCCTTACAGGCGAGGGCTTTGTATGGGGGAACGATGGCGACACTGATGGCGAGTTCGTCGAGATGTTCATCATGCCATCCCAATACATGGGCCTCCTGCCAGATAAGAATGACCTTTACGGCGTGGCCGGATGGGAGTTACAGGTCGGCGTCGGATCGCAGTATCTGGAGAAGGACGACATTATGCAGTGGAAAAGCTGGACGCCAAAGTTCGACAGCGTTACCCGTGAGCATCTCCGAGGCGTGTCACCTATCAAGGCGGCATGGAATACTTACCTGATGGGCATCGAGGCGCAGAAAGCCGCCGCGAACCAGATGGCGAACGGAGGCGCGAAGGGCGCACTGGTGCCAAAGGCGACCGGAAACGTGGTTCCACAAGTTACAGAAACACAGGCCGCACAGATGCAGAGGGCACTTGCCGACAGGATCAACAATAACGAGCGCGCCGGCCAGGTGGCTATGTTGCAGACCCCGTGGGACTATCTTTCGTTTGGATTGAGTAATCGGGAGATGGCACTCATTGAAACGATGCAATTCTCGCTCCAGCAGTGGTGCCGGGTATTTGGTATGCCGGTGGTTCTGTTCAGCCCGGACAACATGGCTGACAACAACTACCAGAACGCCCTCCGCGATCTCGTTACGAACACGATTGTCCCCATGTGCGCCCAGCTGCGCGACGAATTGAACAGGTGGCTAGTACCCCGCATGAACGAGCCGGGCGTGTTCATCGACTTTGATATCACGGCATTGCCGGAGCTGCAGAGAGATCTGGAGAAAATGGTCGCGGGCCTTGTTAATGCCAACTGGCTGACGATGGATGAAAAAAGGATTGCGATGAACTACGAGCCGAAAGGCGGCGCATACGACATGAGCTATGTGGCACAGGGCTTGATACCTTTGGAGGACGCGGGCATGGACATGGGGTACGGCGATGGAGCTGACGGTGATATATCGATCTGACGATGTGGTGCATTATCACGTCATTGTCAAGGGGCAGGTGGTCCGGGAAATAGTGACATACATAAAGGGTGAAAATCCGTGGACATTGAACACATTAATCAGCTGGTCAGAGAACGATTTCCGCGACTACCGACAGAATGGTCATGTATAACGGAGGCAAGGATGAGGGACGCGGCGCGTGAAAGTTACAGACAAAGATTAATAGATGAATTTCGCAGAGCGGAGGAAATACTGGTTAGCGGCGGGCCGACAGATGCGCAAGCATGAGGTCGGATATGCGAAAAAGATACAGGCATTAATTAAGCGTCAGGTGGACGCACTGGTGAAGCAAGCGGACAGTATCGGGTTTCAGGCGGCATGGAGCAAAATGCCCATGTTTAACGATGAGTTTATAAAAATCATTATGGACCTTTACAAAAAGGTCGGCCTGCAATTCGCGATAAATGTGAACAGATCTTTGCAGGTACAGGAGCGGAAAGATGTGTTTTTCAATGCTGATATCATTCAGCGCATTGTAAACATTTTGGGCAGGCACGCGCTGGACCTTGTCACGCGGATGGATGACACGACAAAGCAGGAACTGCTTAAAATCATCACGCAGGGCGAGGAACAACAGTTAAGTTACCGGGAGATTGCGCTGAACATCGCCAATAGTTACATCGTGCAGTATCCGAGGGCCCTAACCATCGCAAGGACGGAAGTCGGAAGGGCATCAAACGTCGGGGCGATGGAGGCAGCGGCAAAGAGCCGCACAGTATTGACAAAAGAATGGGTTGCGGGGAATGATAAACTAACACGCCGGTTCGGCAAAAAGGACGAGTTTGATCACTGGGCGATGGACGGGCAGGTGAGGGAGATGGACGCGAACTTTGAACAGACGGGACTGAAAGGCATCACGGCAGTCGCAGCGCAGCCAGGGGATCCCAACGCTCCGGCATCATTCACGATAAATTGCCGGTGTGTGGTCGCCTTCACGCCGAAAAGAGATGAGAGGGGTAGACTTGTAAAACGATAAACATGCCGATATACGCGTGCGGAGACGGGAAATATAGGATAGGCGACGGGCCTTGCATGTACACCAGCAAACCCGCCGCGGAACGCGCATATGTGGCATATTTGGCAGCAGAGGAAAGTTCAAAAAATAAGAGAATGATATACGGATACAAACGATTGCAGCACGAAGTAAAAGACGTCGATGCAAAGAAAGGCATCGTCACCGGTTACTTTTCCGCGTTCAACATAAAAGACAGCGATGGGGACATCATCCGACCGGGTGCGTTTCAGAAAAGCATTAACGAATGGTTTCCGAAAGGACGCATAAAGCACCTGCTGAACCATGACCCGCGTCAGCCGCTGGGTAAGATCATGGACTTGAAGGAGGACGCTTACGGCCTTTATTACGAGAGCCAGATCGGCAAGCACAACCTGGGGCAAGACTTTATAAAGATGGTCGAGAGCGATCTAGTGAAAGAACACAGCATCGGGTTCAACGTAATAAAGGAACAGAAAGGCGACAGCGCGAACGAGCTGCTTGACATCAAACTGTTCGAGGGGTCCAGCCTGACATCATGGGGCGCGAACGAGTACACGCCTTTGCTGGGCATGAAAGGGCATGACATGCACAACCGGATCGAGCGGCTAAAAAAGCTCGAGAAATTCGTAAAATCAACAGACGCAACAGACGAGACAATCGAGCTGCTGCTGCTTGAGATAAAACAGCTGAATCAACTTATCGAGGACATGAGTAGCGCCAGGGCAGTCGTTGAGGCACCCGTCGAGCAGCCAAAGGCCGAGGACGATAAGATTAAGCAGGCAATTCAATTATTAATACACAAACATTTTTAACATGGAAGTAAAAGACATCATGGAGGCACTTGACCCAAAGCTCAAGGGCCACAAAGACGAGCTGACCGCAGAGGTCGCCAAACTTGACAGCAAGGTCGCCGCAGACGTTGCACAACTGAATGAAGATGCCGCCAAAAAAGGCGAGAGCATTGCCGAGCTGAAAGCAAAGGTAGACAGCCTTGTGGCTTCCAACGGTAAGCTGAAAGCCGCGCAGGTGGAAAAAGCAGGCTGGACTAACAGCGACTACCTTAAGAACGCTGTTAACGAGATCGTGGCCGAAAACCATGAGAAGATGAAGTCCGAGCAGGCATTCTCCGCGATGAAAATCGTCGGCACGATGAACCTGACCGACAACCTGACCGGCACCAGCCAGATCAGCTACGTTCCGAACCCGATCATGAGGTCGTTCTATAATCCTCATCTTTACGATGTGTTCCGGATTGTTCCGACCGCTACCGGAAACGTGACTTTCCCGCGTGGCAACAGCCCCGTCGGTGAGGGATCGTTTGGAGCACAGACCGAAGGCAATGACAAGGCACAGATCGACTACGATGTGACAATGGTGAACGTGAGTGTTCCGTTTATCGCTGGTTACGTGAAAGTGTCCCGCCAGATGCTTCAGGATTTGCCTTTCCTCCAGTCCTACCTTTCGCAGTCCCTTATCGAGGACTGGAACAGGGCTGTGAATACAAGGTACCTGAACACCATCGCCACCAACAGCACCGCGCTGTCTACCTCCGAGACACTGACCGTGTCGAAGATGATTGCAGGTGTTGCACAGCATGGCGACCTGGGTCTCGGCATGCCGAACCTGATCCTGACCACATGGGCCGCATGGTCTACTCTGCTGCTGACTAAACCGTCAAACTTTGGCGTACCTGCATCCGTTGCAGTAGATGCCGACGGCCGTATCCGCATCAACGGTATCCCCGTGGTTCCGCACAGCCAGGTAACAGGCAGCAGGTTCTACGTTCTGAACACCGACGCGTTCGCAACCGCCCAGGCTTCCGGCCTGCAGGTTCGCAGCACCGAGTTCGATCAGAGCGACTTCATCAAGAACCTCGTCACCTACCGCGCCGAGGCCCGGATCGAGCTCCTCTCGTTCCAGCCGAAGGCAGCAGTTTACGGTACGACCGGCACATCTGCATAATTCTAAAAAAAAGGGGGGTCGCGCCGGGCGGCTCCCTTTTTTCATTTTGCAAACCATGAACTTTAACGACCATTTTGAACACATTGCCGTCTTGACGCAGCGCGCCAGGGTGGACCGCCGATATTTGTTCGAGCAGGGGGCAGATTTCAGTTTCAAATGGTTCTATGCCATAGAGGACGAAAGTCCGCATGCAAGTTTTAACAAGTCTCAAATCGCCATGCTGCTGGACTTTGTCGATACCGGCAAAGAGACCGCCATCCTGTTTGAAGATGACGCCACATTTAGGCACATGGACAGGCTGGATGAGATCATGGCGGAGATGCCTAAGGCGTGGGATATTATCTATTTCGGCGCGAACTTAAGACCGTACCCGGATCATCCGGCGCCTATAAAAGTCACTGACCACATTTTTCGCGTCACGGCCGCATACACTACCCATGCCGTCGCGTACACTGCCGACATGGCCGCCAGCATCATTGAGATGTATCATGACGGCATCATGTACGACACATTTCTTTCTGACACTATATTGCCGCATTATAGCGCATATGTGACATATCCATTCCTTTCTTTTCAGCGCCCGACCCGCTCGGACCTTTGGGACAGGAATGTGGATTACACCGATACATTTACCGCATCAGAGGATTATCTTCGTGAATTGATATGATATACGTCACGACATATGCGAGCGAGAACATGAGCAGAAGCAGGGATCTTGCTTTAAGGTCCGCGCAAAATTTCGGAGCGACACCGATCCATGCTGAAATATCATCGGAGTTTTATTTGCAAAACTTTGACACGTTGAACCATCCGCGCGGGGCGGGGTATTGGTTATGGAAACCGTACATCATCGATCAGTGCCTTTCCAACATGGACGAAAATGATATGTTGCTTTATATCGACGCAGGGGTCGAAGTCGTAGATAATATTCAACATCTGGTGGACGCAATGGACCAGGACATTATGATCTTTGGCAACCATTACCGGCATATACACTGGTGCAAGCGCGAGGTGTACGTTCGCATGTTCGCCCTGGACAAATTGCAGGCGCAGGCTTCGGCCATTGTCATCAAGGCGACAAAGTTCTCGCGTAACTTTGTGCGGGAGTGGCTGCTGTGGTCGCAAATGCCCAACTTTATCAATGATGTGCTAAAGGTGGACCAGTTCCCGGAGTTTCAAGAGCATAGGCACGATCAGGCGATTTTAACGTGCTTACAACAGTGGCACGGACTTAAATTACACTGGTGGCCGGCGATGTACAACGATGGGGCGTTTATATACGACAAGGGTACTTACATGGACACATACCCGGTCATTTTTCACCATCACAGGAAAAGGAATGGGGAATGGTGACATTCGCCAACCTGGGACGATACGGCCGTTTTGCAAACCAGCTCTTTCAGGTGGCCAGCACGATCGGCATCGCAAAGGCGAACGGGTACGACTATGCTTTTCCGAAGTGGGTGAACCATGACGCGGCAGAGCGTTTTGGAAGTAAGGAAGATATCAATGTCGGGCGGTGGTTTCCGTATTGGGAGACCATAAACCGCTTGGACATGGAGATGGCCGATTATTACATCGCCTGGGGCTGGCAAGGGCTGAATCATCCTGATGGGTGGTCCTATGTCGGGCATATGCAAAGCGAAAAGTATTTTATTCACTGCGCGGACTATATCCGCCGCCTATTCACATTAAAAAACGAGATCGATCCGCTGCCTTACACCGCCATCCATATCAGGTGCGGCGACTATGGAGGCGATTACCACCCGATTTGCAGCAAATGGTACTATGCCGAGGCGATGAAGCATCTAAAGGGGCCCTACATGATTTTTTCGGACGATATTGTCAAGGCAAAGGAGATCCTCGGCCAGTTTATGGGCGGGCATGATGTTTTTCAGAGCGGGACGACTTATGATGATTTCCGACTGATGAAAAAATGCGCTAACCACATTATTGCAAATAGCACCTTTTCCTGGTGGGCTGCATGGCTCGCCGGCGGGCAAGTGGTCGCGCCTCGACAATGGTTCGGTCCGGCGGCGGCGCATTTGGAGACCAAAGACATTTATCCGGAAAAATGGATAGTTGTATGAGCGCGTTAGAAACGCAGGAGGGCGGTCAGCATTACAAGCAATGGAAGATTCAACCGATTGAATTTATCCATGCCAACGGGCTGCCATACATCGAGGGGAACATCATAAAGTACATCATGCGCCACAAGTTTAAGAATGGACTTGAGGACTTAAAAAAAGCGCGGCATTATCTTGATATATTAATCGAACTGGAATACCATGAACATACTTTGCTCGGTCCATCTTTACCCGCCTAAGCACTTATGTGGCGCGGAGTTTATGCTTCATGCAATCAACAAATACCTTGCAGGCAAAGGGCACACTGTAAAAGTGCTGCTGCACCAGGCGAACCATTACAAGATTACAGAGCATTATATTTATGACGGAATTGATGTGTTCCCGTCGGACCCGACATTTATCACCAACTTATTCAACTCATCAGACGTTGTTTTCACGCATTTGGACTATGCTCAATGGACCATTGAAACGGCAAAAATATTCAAGCTGCCCGTCATTCATCTTATACACAACACGCACAAATACGGATGTATCGTCGATGCAGAAAATCCGCAATACATAGTTTATAATTCGGAATGGGCCGCGAAAAAACTAAATTATAATCACGGATCTATCGTAGTTCCGCCGGCATGTGATTATCGTGTGTACAACTGCAACCCTGACCCGGCCAAAAGTGAGTATATTACGCTCATTAATCTCGACCACAACAAGGGCGGGCATATCCTGCGCGAAATTGCAAAGGCAATGCCGGATAAAAAATTCATCGGGGTTAAAGGATCGTATTCGGAGCCTGCATCCATAGGGCAGCACATTGACCAGCCGCAGAATGTCGAGGTATGGGAAAAGCAGGATGATATCAGGAAAGTGTATGAAAAGACACGCATCCTGATAATGCCGAGCAAATACGAAAGCTGGGGACGGACGGCGACGGAGGCGATGGCGAGCGGGATCCCGGTGATATGCTCAAGCACTCCGGGGCTACTTGAAAATTGTGGAGAGGCGGGAATTTATATACAGGACCGGGACAAGGTAGAGGACTGGGTCAAGGCGATTAAAAAGCTCGATGAAAGAAAAGCATACTCCGCAGCATCTAAAAAAGCAAAGGAGCGGGCCATCGAGCTCGACCCATTGGGGGGACTGCAAAAAATCGAGGATTTCATTTTCAAAGCAAAGAGGGAACAACGATGAATTTATTGATCGCAAAAGAAATTCAGACAGACCTTTCGACGGAACCGCTGACGACAGCGGCGGCGAAGGCGGCGATGAAAATATCATTCAGCGATGATGACGCACTGATTGCGTCACTTTGCAAAAACGCCCGCCTTTGGCTTGAGAATTATACAGGCTTGCAGCTCGGGAAAAAGACCATCAAGCTGACCGTGGACATGTCACCAATGGACCTGTACACATTGCCCGGTCCCGTGACGGGGATCTTGTCCGTAACAAGCGAGGGGGACTGCGTGACTTATAAACAATACGGCGATAGCATTGAGGTGTATTCGCCAGGTGTGCATGAGATACTTTACCAGTGCGGGTACACAACGGTGCCGGATGATATCCTTAACGACCTTAAAAGAATTGTCGCATGGTCATATCAGAACAGGGGCATCGAGTTAAGCAATGAGACCGCCAGCCTAACCAGTTTCCCGGAACTGGCGAGCGCGTGGTATAAAAGGATCGTGATATGATTAATTTCAAACTGGTCGGGGTTCAAAAAGCCCTCAACCAATTAAGGGACGTTGAGAACGAACTGACGGAAGAGATTGATATCGCGCTTGAGGCCGGAGTGATAAAAATAGAGAAAGATGCGATTATGCGCGCGCCAATTTATTTATCAGGCATCCATCAAAGTATTCAACACGCAAAGGTCGGACATTTACTTTGGGAGGTGGCAGCAAATGCGTATCACGCGCCATACATCGAGTTTGGTACGAGGGGAAAGACAGTCGTTCCGACGGAATTAAAAGATATTGCACGCCGGATTCAAAAAAGAAAAAAGAGGGGCAAATTTAGGGGCATGGTGAATGCCATACATGAATGGGGGCTGAAAAAAGGCTACATTGAGAAAGGCAAGGATTCGAAAAATCATGCCTACCTGATCGCGCGGAAAATTATGAAAGAGGGCATCAGGCCGCAGCCATTTTTGTATCCTGCGTTTCTTTCCAACGCCAGGCAGATAGTTAAGGACATAAAAAGAGCAATGGATGAAAAATCCGGGTAGGGCATTGAGAGACGCGTACATGTCGGCATTGTCTGGCATCACATACGGCGGGATGCCGGTGACGGTGTACGACAATATGCCCATCGTGACAACGCCGGACAGGTATGTGTACATTAACGCCATCGACTATGATCAGGAGGGAAACAATCAACTTTTCGTCCACACTGGGGTCATCACTTTGGACGTGGTGGTCAAGCAGTACAAGCAGATCGACCACGATACAGTGGACGATATCGCCGAGGTAGTTGAGAACGCCGTGCTGGCGATCCCTTCATCCGCGCCCACAAATGCAAATTATCAATTTTTGAATGTAACTTTGGAGTCAGCCAATTACTTGACGGAACAAGACGGATCTTATTTCATTGTTCGTAAACTAATACGTTTTTCACAATCCTTAATTCAGAAGTAAATGGCACAAATTGCTGGAAATCTACAAAACATCGAGATCGATGTGACCGGAGCGGGATCAGCTTATAAGACGCTCGTCTGTCTGCGTACCTCCTCGGTCAATACGACCGCGAGCGTGAGCGAGGAGGAGACCAACTGCGGCAAACTGACAAGCGTCGGAACGCCTGGGTTCAGCTTTGATTTCGACGCTATCTGCGAAAGCGCGCCTGGTGGCAGCAGCATTTCATACAAAGATTGCTTGACTTGCATCAACGCCGGTACAAAGGTGAAAGTGCGTTTCAGGAACCCGACGATCACCGGGTCATCCGTGGGTACAGTGTACTACCATGAGAGTGAGGCGTATTTCACCGATCTGACGCTTAACCAGGACGCCAGCGGCGGCGCTTACATCAATTTCAGCGGTACACTGCAATCTACCGGCACGCTCGTCATCGTTCAACCATAACAAACCATTTACATGACTAACGGATATATCCAGGTCGAGGCACTGGGTAAAAAGCGCGGGCTAAAATTCGGCATGCTTGCCGTGCAACAAATAACGCTTGAAAGCCAAAAGCTCGGCCTGCAACTTGGGCAGAATGTGGACGTCGCACTGATCCCGGTCATTGTGTACTGGGGTCTGTTCAACAACTGCTATGTAAAGCGCGAAGATCCGGATTTCACATTTGAGAATGTGTGCGACTGGGTGGATGAAAACGTGACCAATACGGAGGTATTCCAAAAGATCGCAGAGACGTTTTACAATAGTCGGGTAATAAAAGGCGCGGCTGAGCAGGAGGCGGAGCAGGACGAAAAAAAAAGTTCGACCTCACAAGTGAGCAAGGATGGGACGACCTCCGCGCCTACGTCACCGGAGAAATAGGGGCGAGCGGATACGACGCGATGACGTTCCGGGAGGTGAGCCTGATAATATCGGGTTATGCTGACAGGGTGGTTAATCAGTACCGGCAAACGCGCTTACTTATGTTCATGATGGCGAAAATGTGGGGAGACCCGAAAAAAAGCCCAAAGACACCGGAGGACCTCTGGCAACTGCCCGGCGATGAGGCGAAAGGACAAATGAACGAGGATGAGATAGCGGCAATATTTGATAAGTTAAAGATGGAACAGGATGGACGCAACGCTTAAAATAACGGCCGGGGTAGATACGGCGCCTCTTGAGCGCGGCCTCGACAGGGCCGAGAAATCCATCAAACAGCTCGAGCAGGCAACAAAGCCGCTGACCGCCGCATCCAACAAAGCGGGGACTGCATTACAAAATTTGGGGCGTGTCGCATCTGACGCGCCTTTTGGCTTTATAGCGATAGGTAACAACATCGAGCCGCTCATCCAAAGCTTTCAGTCGCTATCCAAAGAAAGCGGCGGCGTGGGTGGTGCACTCAAAGCTCTCGGTTCGTCATTGTTAGGGCCTACGGGGCTCCTGCTTGGCTTTTCTTTAGTGTCATCGGCCGTCACTGTCGCCGTGCAGAAATATGGCAGTCTTGGGGCTGCTATTGATGCGCTGACGGCCAACAATACCCAACTGGCAGCGGAGACCGCAAAAGCGGCGAAATCTTACGAAAAGTTTAATGAAGAGCTCCGGACATCACAGCAGATAGTCGCCGAGGAGACCGCAGGCGCGGCCGGGCAGCTTGCAAAGATTGACGCGCTTGTCGGGATTGTGCAGGACCAGACGAAAAGTTATCTCGAGCGTAACAACGCGCTCAACGACCTGAAAAAAATCAGCAAGGATTATTTCGGGAATCTTGACATTGAGAAAGGCAAGGTTACAGGGCTGACGACCGCCGTCACCGCGTACAAAGATGCCATCATCCAGAGTGCCATCATCAAAGGGTTTGAGCAGCAGATCGGCGCGACCAACGTACAATTAAGCGAGCAGCAGACGCTTCTGGCAAAATTAAAAGATCAACTCGCGACCGCAAAGGCGGCACCGCAAAGGATTGTCGGCCTTGCGGCAACCGTGGACACGCGGGACATAGTGGCGGCAACTGACGCCGTGAGAAAGCAGGAGCAAGTCGTGAACGCGCTGCTGGGCCGGACAAAGGATCTGAATACAGAGATCGGGAAAAGCATCGACAGGTACAACCAGATAACCGCGCCCATCAACGCCGCAGCTGAATCGACAAAAAACCTCGCCGATGCGAACAACAAGGTAACGCGTTCACTGGGTCAGACCCGGACAGCGAAGCCTCTTGTCAAGGTGGCCGTCGTACCCGACGCTGCAAAGCTCGGGGTCAGCAATGAGCAGGCCGATCGCGACATCAATAACGCGTTCAAATTAGCCAACCCTGTCGTACAGGTGCCCATCGTTCCGACGATACCGGCGACCGCGCTTGCAACCTTTGACGCATTCAAAGCAAAGATAAAAGACACATTCAGCGCGGAGCAACTAAACACACTGGCGGCAACACTCAACGGCATCGTCGCGCCCGCCGTGGATGCTGTTTTTGGAGCACTTGAGAATGGTCAGAATGTATTTCAGGCACTTGGCGGCGCATTGAAAAGGCTTATCATTCAACTTGTCGCGACAATAGCAAAGGCCGCAATCCTTGCCGGTATATTAACCATAATTTCAGGCGGCACGGCCGCGGGGGCCGCATCATTCGGGTCGGTGTTCAAGGGGCTGCTGGGTGGTGGCGGTGGATCTGGCATCGGGTCGCTGTTCCAACTCCAGCGCAGCTCCGCACCCACATTTGGCGGCGGCAACATGGGCCAGGGTGGCATGCAGCTGTCCGGACAGGTGGTTTTCGTACAGCGCGGTCCGGACCTTGTCGGGGTGCTCAATAACACTAATTCAAGAATAGGGAGGGTAGGCTAATGGGCATAAAGTACCGGATGGATTTCCAAAATGTCGAGGGGTATGATTGCCGTCTTGACTTTGATGTCACCGGGTACTCTGGCGATGTGATACTTTTACAAGGAAGTACTCGGCCGTTTGTCTTGGGCGAGTTCAATTCGGATAATGATATTTTCAAGCCTGTCCGGCCGCAGCAGGCGACCATCGAGATCGTCACCGACGGGTCTGTCACGATAGAGGATTTCCTGTCCGACAACGATGACGACATCACGGTCCGTTTCGATTTCGGCCCGTGGACGGCGTACTGGTACGGGTTCATATCTCAGGAGGACATCAGCGAGAACTGGATAGATCAGGAGCACGTCATCATACTGCGCGCGGATGAGGGCATCGGACGCCTGAAAAATATCCAACTGCAAAGCACCGCGGGCGAGCAGCTTGTCGGCACTTTCACGCCACTTAACCTCATCGCCTACGCCGGGGACAAAAGCAAATACCAAAGCTTCCGGTCGCATGTTATCAGCAATCTGTTCTATGAGGGCATGACGACGACGTTCCTTTCAACGGGTCTGGATCAATGCAAGATTGACGCGCGGACATTTGAGCAGTCCGTCAATCAGTTCGACGACAGTTATACCGTGCTCGAGAAAATCAACAGCGCATGGTGTCAGACTGTTTTCCAGTACCGTGGTGAATGGTGGATCGTCAGGATCCCGGAGATGTTTATCGACCCATCGCAGACGCTCAACGTTATTAACAACGATCGGCCGACAGTCGGCAACCGGACAAGTTCACAGACCCGTTACGATATCATGGTCGGGGAGAATGAGAGCGTAAAACCCATCATGCCGGAGATGATAAAATCGTTCCGGAAGCCGTCGAAGCAGACGACCATCCGCTATAACTGGGACAAGTTCGCCCAGGTGGTTTGCAATCAAAGTTTTCAGGCAGGAGCAAAGCTGCGTGAGTTCAGCATTTTGGGGGTCGAGTTTGACGCGTTCAGCGTTGATGACTGGACGTGGGAGAAAGGTGCAACGCCGAACACGCCGACCACTATCACGGACAATCTTGAAAGGTGGCGGAGATATGCAAGCACGGCCCGCAGTTTGCCGGATGACGATTTCGTCGCGCTTGTTCCACAGCCAACAACCGACAGCTGGATGAAATCCTGCAAGGTGTACGTCGAGGACAATGATTATATCGACATAAGTTTCCAGCACCGCAATGACGCCAACATCACGGCCGCGGCCGACGTGGTGGCCTTTGTGTTCCTTTTCGGCAACGATGCAAAAACATACGGGTACAACAGCGCGAGCAGGACATGGAGCGAGATTACATCCTGGGCCCTGATACCCGCCTGCACCGTCGCCCGCTCGACGAGTGGCGTAGACTGGGAAGAGTTTAACAGCGAGGCGATCGGCGGCACACCAGTGGCGGGGTACATACATGTGTACCTTGTTCATGACTATTCAAATCTTGGCGCACTTTACCGGTATGTCAAAGATTTCAGTTTTGACGTCAAGCCGTCAATAAAGAACCTCCGGCGAGGACTTGTAAAAGGCGATTACGACCGCTACACAATCTCCAAAGACATAAGCAAGACATTCACGGAGACAGTGTACCTTGACGATGCAGAAACGCACACATACAAGGGCGCGATCTATAAATCCGACGGCATCACGCTGACGGGCGATCGCTGGTTCCGGCGGGACCATGACAGCGAGCGGTTGACATTCAAGCGCCAGAACGTACTGGCAAAATGGTTCATGAATAGATCCTATAAGACCTTACTTGATGTCAATCTTTACGGGCTGACATGGGAGATTGCCGGGACAAAGTACCCGATCGGGCTCATCAATACAGTTATCTTTGCTGACGACGCGCCTACAAAAGTTTACGGGATCTCCAACATTAAGGAGATCGATTTCATGAGCGCAACCTGGACCGCGTCGCTGACGGAGATTTTTGACACGACTGTCCCGAGCAATGACCCGGGCGTCGACGATGTTCACTCATTTGATTTTTACTATGAGTAATGAAATTAAAGGCAAGGACTTTGTCCTTTATCTGAAAATAGGGGTTCAGCTTTATCCTGTCGCGTGCAGTAGTAACGTTAGCGTTACAACGACCGCCGACAAGATTGAACTCGCGCCCTATTCGTCTGGCGAATGGAGGAAATTTATCTACGGCAGACTGACCGGCCAGATACAAGGGCAAGGCGTCGCAAAGCTTTCAACCGGCACGGAACTTTACAGCATTTTCGACCTGGTGGAAAAGCAGCACGCCCGCGAGAGCGTGTTCGCGCGGTATAAAATTACAGATGATATCAACAAAGAGGTAACATACGAAGCGGACTGCATCATTGATGATATCAATATAACCGGCACTGTCGGGCAGTTTGCGAACTTTAGTTTCAGTCTGACCATATCCGGCAAGCCCGAGAATATTGTATATTTGGTGGCCGACAATTTGGATGTAGACATCGTGGACAATAACGGAAATCTACTTGCTTACAACCCTCAACAATTCAGCGATTTCGTTTCAGCTGACTTCGAGGCTAACGACTTTAATACATAGCGCATGCCCAAAAAAATGATCAACGAGTTCAACGAATCGACAAGCCCGACCGATACATGGTTCGTGCTGGTGGATGATGGGCTCGGGAATTACTACAAAGTAAAGCTGTCTAACCTCAACGTCGGCAGCGGGTTGATACAACTGGCAACGCCGGTACTGACGGCAACGCCGAACGGATCTAATGTCATCAATTTGACATGGGTGGACGTTAGCAATGAAAGCAGCTACCTGCTGGAGTGGAGCGCGAACGGGAGCACTGGGTGGACGCAGATAGGCGGCACCATTGCAGCGAACAGCACATCGTACAGCCATACGGGCCTTAACGCCGTGACGGCCTATTATTACCGCCTCAAAGCAATCGGTGACGGCGTTACATATTCCAACAGCGAGTATTCTGTCATTGCAAACGCGACAACAACAAGCATCGACAGCGATGCCCAGACGTTCCTGACAGCTGCGGCCATCACGGACTCGACAATCACCAACGCAATCAACAACCTCGTCACGAAACTAAAATCTGACGGGATTTGGTCAAAGATGGATGCCATTTATCCTTTCGTCGGCGGGTCATCTTCCGCGCATGCTGTGAATTTGAAGCAGCCGGGCACGTTCAATCTTACGTTCAACGGGACATGGACGCATGCAGCAACGGGCGCAAAGCCTAACGGCACCGACGGGTACGCTAATACCGGGTACATTCCTCGCACTAACCTTACGCAGTTCAGCAGTGCCGTGGGTCTGTATTCTCGCGATAACCCGACATTGACCGCGAGCGAGTACCGCGTGTTCATGGGCGTGCAAAAGTCCGGCATCGATACGGGTCTGACATATTACAACGCGTCCGGCGCGGATCGCCTGTTCGGTACGGCGGGCAGTAACACCAACAGCGGATACAACGAGGGGGTCCTTGAGAACCCGCGCACAGGGTTTAACAAGCTGCTCGTGATATCCCGTACGGCGAACAACGTCATAAAGATGTACCGCAACGGCGCGCAGGTCAGCACGACCAACACGACCACAACCGTCGAGAATAACCCGGAAACTTACAACATGTACATCGGTGCGTCAAACATTGACGGCACGGCGACATACTTTGCGAGCATCGAGTACGCATTCGCCTTTATGGGTGACGGCCTCAACGATGCCAACGTCACGAACCTAAACGACGCAGTCGTAACCTTTGAAACAGCGTTGAGCCGTAACGTATGAGGAAACTTTTTGCATCTCAAAATGGTCTATCTGTCACTCCAAAAACGTACACATGGAGCGAGACGACGCCGAGCGGTCGGCCTGACGAGCGGGACGGGTCATTCGGGTTCAGTATTGGGGCTAATGATTTCATCGCTTTTGGATGGGAGGGTAACAGCGACAGCCTTAAAGACTTTTATAAGTCCACTAATGGCGGCACATCATGGACAAAGCAGTCGGACCTCCCGTTTGCGGAACGCCACACGGCGGCGACATTTGTCCTGTCAGATACCGTTTACGTTGTAGGCGGAGACGTCTTTTTCCCGGCGACGGACAGCTGGGTATTTAACGGCACGACCTGGACGCAAAAAGCGAGCAACTGCGGCATCGGGGTCCGGAATATGATGGGCGCGACATATCACAATGGTGCGTTCTACATCATCGGCGGACAAAAGACCAGGTATATTGTTGACGGCAAATATGACAATGTCCTGAAATCGACCGACAACTGCGTGTCCTTTACACAGATCGCGACCACACCATTCACGGGTGGCAACCTTTGGGGATCCTGCGTGAGTTATAAGGGGCGCATCTGGAAGATATGCGGCGGCATCTACGACGATACAAGCCTTGCCAACAGGACATACCCGAAAGAGATATTTTCCTCGGCTGACGGCATCACATGGGTGCAGGAGGGTATTTTCCCGGGCAGCGGTCGCCAATATCATCAGACCATAGTATGGAAAGATAAAATATGGGTCATTGGTGGATTTTATGGTACAAGTTCGCCAGGCGATAACTTGGGGGACACTTGGTACAGCACCAACGGCATCGACTGGACACAGCTGACCGGATCGGCGATAACTGACTTGCACGCCATGACGGCATGGGTCGCCAGCACCGGATCGCTGCATACTTATGGCGGTAGTGGGGATCCCGGCACGACGCTTACAAAGAAATATCACATCTTAACTGAATCGTAATGTCATATAAGTCTAAGACAACTTTTAAAACGGAGAACACCGCCGCCTTTACAACGGGGACAAATAAATGGACCGGCCAGGAGGTGCAAAACACCTTTGCCAACGTTGCCGACAGTGTACCCTGGATAGATCAAAAGGTGACGATGGCGGCACTGAATTATGACTGCTCTTTGTCATCCTTGCAGGAGAAAACGTTGACGGTAAACAGCACGCTGACAATTTCAAACCCGGTGGCGGGCATGGTGTACACGCTGATAAAAAAGGGAGCTTACACGCTCAATCTGCCCGTCGGCAAATTTAGCGCGTCGGGCAGCGTGACGGGCACGGGTACGACAGTCATCACGTTCTTGTTCGACGGAGCGGATTACTATTTCAATTTCGCGACATATACGGTGATATGACGAAGGAGATGTTGCTTACCGTTATCATTCAAACGCTGGGCTTCGCGATCGGTCTGTTCAAAATATACACGGACATGCAAATAAAGCTCCGCGAGCTGGACCTGCGTCTGACCAGTGTAGAGAAGCAGGACGACGAGATTTATGCGAAACTGGACCGCATCATGGACAAACTGACGCAGATAGAAATCACCATGAACCAAAAGCAGGACAAGTGATAATAAAGAAAGGCACACATGCACCGCTGCGGATGCCCGCGATCCTGTTCGACTGCGTCGCACTGCGCTACGAGGTCGAGTTCACGGATAGCTGCCGGTACAATGTGGGCGAGGACCAGAGCGACATAAACAAATTGTTCGGCATCGGGCAGTTCCCGCATCACCATAAGAACAGCGTCCGGTACGGGTGGCGATGGGTGGAGGATATGGGTCAGATAGAGATACTGGCATATTGGTACGCGTTTGGGATGCGGGAGAGTAGGCACATCGGATGGGTGAACATCGGCGAAAAATTAATTTATCAGATAGATGGCAGCGGTCCGTTCTGGACGCTTGTTTTCAACTGGACGACACGATTACAAATACCTCTCAAGCCTTGCCGGATCGGTTACTTGTTGCTACCCTACTTCGGTGGCAATAAGACCGCGCCGCATGACATGGAGATAAAAATAAAACGAGTATGATACCGGGCATTTTCAACATCGAAGCGTATCGTAACGATACGATGACCTACACAATCACCATCACGGATGAGAACGGGGCAGCGGTGAATCTTTCGACGGCGGCGGTGAAGATGGACATCAAGACAAAGCCAGACGGCGACCTGCTGCTGGCATTGACAGAGGGCGATGGCATCACGATATCAGGCGGCTCAAGTAACATCATCGTATTGAACAAGGTCATAAACATCACAGATTGCGGGTCGTACTATTATGACATTCAGGCGACATTTGCCAGCGGGGTCGTATCAACATATTTGCGGGGCGCGTTCACTGTCATTAAAGATATCACGGGATGAACAACGTAACAGTTAACGAAGATAACATATCGGTCCAGGTCGTCGCGGATACGGTGAACGTAACGATATCCGAAAGTATCGGGATCCCGGCCGGTGGCACGACGGGGCAGGTGCTCAAAAAGGACAGCGCGGACGATTATGACGTGAGCTGGGGCGATGGCGGTGTACCATACACTGGAGCAACACAAGACGTCAACCTTGGCGAGTTCGGTCTCCTTACAGGAAATATCGAGTTCGACACATCACCAACCAACGCGCCCACAGGGGCCGGAAGCATGGTGTGGAACGATACGGAGGGGACTGCCGACTTGATGCTGAAGGGTGCAAGTGTTAACTTACCGATTGGGCAGAAACAAGTAGTGCGGGCGGTGAACGGCACAGGCGGCAACTTGACACGGGCGCAGTACCGGGCGGTGAAGATAACAGGCGCACAGGGTCAGCGATTGCAAGTGAACCTTGCCCGTGCGGACAATGATGCGAATAGCAAAGACACAATCGGACTTGTCGCAGAAGATATCAGCAACAATCAAGAAGGGTTCATCGTCACGAGTGGAACCATTGCGAACATAAACACAACAGGGTCGCTGCAAGGTGAAACTTGGAACGATGGTGACACACTTTATTTGTCCGGCACAACATCGGGCGTTGTCACCAATGTCAAGCCGTCTGCACCAACGCACACGGTCATCTTGGGCTTTGTGATCTATGCACACCAAAACAATGGCAAAATTTACGTCAAGGTAGATAACGGATATGAATTAGATGAGTTACATAACGTCAACGTGTCAACGGCGGCGAGTGGTGATTATTTGCGTTATAACGGCACGGTGTGGGTGGATAGTACGATACAGGCAGCGGACCTTCCAACGGGAATTGATGCCGCTAAGATAGGAACGGGGGTTGTAAGTAACACGGAGTTCGGATACCTTGACGGGGTCACGAGTGCGATACAAACGCAGTTAAACGGAAAGCAGGCAACGCTTATCAATCCTGTAACGGGGACGGGAACAACTAACTACATCGCCAAGTTCACGGGGACAAGCGCGGTGGGCGATAGTCAAATATTTGACAATGGAACAAATGTATCTATCGGTGCAACAAACGCGTCTGTTGAAAAATTATATGTTAGAAATAATGCAGCATCATATACAACAATAGCGGTTGATAATCAAAATCCCGGTGCAGCTGGAACAGGTTCTCAATTTGGTTTATATAATGGTGGTTCATTAGTTGCTTGGTTTAGGTCTTTAAGGGATGGCACAGGTCATGCAGACATAGGTTTTGCAAATGCTTTCAGATTTATTGGTCAATCAACGGGTACGCCTACCGAATACGCTCGTTTTAGTTCAACGGGTAACTTTTCCATCGGCAACACAAACAACACCTACAAGTTAGACATCTCCGGCACCCTTCGCAACACCACATCAGCATACTTTGCGACATCAAGTGGCTCGGTCGGCATTGGCACAACAAGTCCCACCAACAAGTTAATGGTAATTGCCGGAAATAGCAGCGGTTTTAACTTGTCATACGATACAAGTGGCAATAATCGCACAGGTATATTTGCATGGACAAATGCAAGTTCGGGCGGTGGGATAGGCGGTGGTATGGAGCAGACAAGTGATTTTGTCTTTACGGCAAGAAGTACGTCAGCATCATATTTGAGTTTTGGTGCGGGAAACATTGGTTTCGCAGGAAATACAGGACTTACCGCAGGAAGCACTTTTACTCCAACAACGAGACTGCTGATATGGGGCGGCACGGGCAACGTTTCAATCGGCAACACCAACAACACATATAACCTTGACATCTCCGGCACCCTTCGAAACACAACGGATGCGTATTTTGCGACGAGTTCGGGGTCGGTGGTAGTAGGTGCAAGTACTATTAATACTGCATATAGATTCGATGTGCGAGGCAATGCAAGAATTACTAATGACGGCACAGTTCAAGCAATATTCAAAACAGATGGAACAGAACGATTACTAAACCTATATCACCCAAGTGATAATTATCAATTTAGGCTGGGGTATAGTAGTTCATTTTATTACGACATGGGTCGTAGTAGTTCCACAGGATTCCTTCATTTCTACGGCAATCAAGCAAACTTCGGCGGTTATGTTTTTGATAGCGTTGACGGTGAACGGGCAAGAATTACCGCACAAGGTATTGGTTTGGGCCAAACCACATTCGGCACATCAGCAACAAGGACCCTTGCCGTAGGCACAGGAGTAGCACCCACCACATCACCCGCTGATGCTTTTCAGATGTATTCCGCAGACATCACCGCAGGGAATGCAGCGGCACATTTCCGCACGGAGGGTGGGGCGGTCATTAAATTGTATCAGCAGACAACGGGAGTGGCAGCGGCAGCGTTTGTAGCAAATAGCGGAACGGCGGTAAACGATGCAAGTACATTCGGAGGATACACATTAAAGCAAATAGTTCAAGCCTTGCAGAACGCAGGATTTTTAGCATAAACAATATCAAAATGGAAATACAATCAGTTTTAGTTTGGAAAGACGGCGTGAAAAAATCAGCCGTGGATTTGGTCATTCATTCCGAGTTCGATGACATGGAAACACGGGCAAAGTTTGCCTATCGTTTGTTCACGAAGGATGCGGAACAAGTGGCAAGTGGGTATGTCGATCTTGACGGGTCGGATTACCTGGCGTGGGATGGAACGAACGTAAAGGCATATGAGATAGTAGCAACATCATTAAACCTTAAACCAATAGCATGAAAGAGAAACTGACGGAACTGAAAGCAAAGGCATACGATGCTCTTGCAATGGTGGAAGCATGGCAAAGGGAATTGCAGAGTATCAATGCACAGATAGCAGAGGTTCAAAAGGCAATCAACGAAACAAAGAGCGCAGAAACTAAAACCGAAGAAAAATGAGCGAACAAACAAACAAGGTTATCAGCCTGTTCATCCTGTTTATTGTACTGGGTGGCCTCATGGTCGGTATGTTCACGCCTGAAAGTATCATTCACCAGAACATTGTCGCGTCGCCCTGGTATCTGCATGCGATCGGAGCGGTGGCGGTAGGTGCTGCTTTGTACATATTTTACAAACTTGTCCGCAGCGAATGGGAGGGCATGGCTTATCTAATTGCTATCGCTGTCCTGCTCATTTTCGCCTTGTCCGCGTTTATGGGTTTTGGTAACTACACTTTATGACAAAGTTCGGACTGGATCAGATTGAATCGCCGCCGCCTAAATGGTGGAGGCGTTTGGAGCGCGCGATCATTATCGGCATTGCGCCCGGCGTGACGGCCATGATGCTCGCGGTCATAAAGGACCAGGAGACACAGGTGACGGCCGTCAGCTGCGTGACATTATTTACAGGAATTGTAAAGTCCGTGGGGATATTTCTTGGCAATGGAGAACAGTATAGCGATGCGGAGGGCGAGTAACATACTTTTACTGATTTTGTTACAGGCATGCAACCCTGTCAAAAAAGTATTGCAATCTCCGGCGATGACCGACAAGGTGGTCGTGGAATATCTAAAGGCAAACCCGCCGAAAACGCAGGTCACATATCTGCCCGGGAAAGACACGACAATCATAAAGGACACCGTCATCCGTGATAGTATCAGATTACCCTATCCCGTTAACCATAGGTACACGGAGATCCGTTACGTCGATAGGCTTATCCGCGACACTATCCGCATAGTGGACCGGTCGTATGACAGCCTGCTGCTGCGGAAAATAAATTCACTTGAGGTGAATATATCGCGGTTACAGGCAGACAACAAAGACCTGCGCCGCGAGATATGGACCTGGCGCATAGTGGCCGGCATTGCTTTCATTTTGATGATGCTGGCAGTGTATAAAATATTCCGATGAAAAACACCAGTCCGAGGGCAGACAAGGCAAGGGATTACAGGAAAAGATACGGGTGGGACATGCCGACGCTGAAACTGGCGCGGATAATGTACCAGGAGAATAAGGAATCGTTTGCAGACCTGGA